CTTCCATTATTTCTATGTTTATTGGTTGGTTTGTCCTTGCTTTATTTGCTGAAGGATTATTGAGGTTGATTGGCGTTATTCCACCAGTGCTACCATGGCTCAACATTACCCTGAATTAATCACTTCTCGTGAAATTCTTTGTATTGCCTCTGTTTATCTTTCTTCTGTTCTTTCTTGAGTAACTTATTAACTTTCTTAAGAGAAGCACTCTTCTCAAACGCAAAGAGAAAAAAATAAACCACTAAAATGTGAGGGTGAATGAACAAGTCTAAATTTCCGTTAGAACACGTAGTCAATTATGAGACTCAAGAAGTCTGTGTGATTTGTGATAGTGCGATTACTGCTATGGGTGTTTCTGCGATAGTCAAGCAGTTTTATCCTGGATATAAAGGAAAAATTGTTAGCAGAGAAAATTTTGAAAAACTAAAGAATGAACTAGTAAAGTAATCACTTCTCGTGAAACACTTTGAACTGCCGTTGCTTTTCTTTCTTTTGTTCTTTCTTGAGTAACTTATTGACTTTCTTGAGAGATGCACTTTTCTCAAACGCAAAGAATACCTGAGTCTCATAAGGGGTAAGATCTCTGTTAAGGAGTTTCTTGCCCCTTACAAAGATCTGTTGAACAATAGGTTTCATCTTACCTACCATCCATTCCACTAGAGATTTGCCAACAAGAGCCGCAGCAACAGAAGCAGTAGCAGTGGTGCCAGCAAGAATGACTTGTTCTTTAGGAGGGACAGGAACTTCTCCGATGATGGGAACTTCAATGACGGGCACTCCTAGATTTGTATTTGTGGGGGTATCATCGGAATTATTCCGATCAGAGGGGGAGGTTTGAACAACCTGAGGCAATTGAGGTAGGGGGGTTTTGGTATCGGGTAATCCTCTAGGTTTTTCTTCTTTCTCTTCTTTATCCTTTTCTCTTTCTGCCCTGACTGCAGCATCAAACTCTTCCTGCGTAGGAACATTGATGACTGGATAATTGATTGCTGGGTTTGGAATATTTACAACTGGAACTTCTAAACCTCTTACGATTGGTTGAGGAGTTTGTTCTGTAACAGGAACTTCAATCGTAGAGATAACCTGTGGGGCACTAATTTTTATTGGAGTTATTGGTGATATTTCCATGAACTACATCCTGAACTTTTGGATATTTCACAACAACATCAGAACAGATTTTTGCATAAGGGCTTTCTGGATGAAAATAAATTCCAGATTTGATTGCTTCGCCACACTTTAATAATCTAACCAGTTCAAAATCTAATCTTGCCTTGTCAGCTTCTGCACTTTGTCTTCTGATTTCTGTTCTTGCTCTTTCTTTACATAGTTCTGTCAATCCTCCATCGAGAGGAAAATTAAATCCCAAACTCAAACCAGCATTACTACTAAAGCTTTGATATGTTTTTGGATCTGATCCACCATTCAAAGCTCCTAATGCAAAAGGAGCCACACTTAATGTTGGCCCTTGACAACTAACCCCTGCCCCGTAGGTATTAACTGCATACGGCCCTTGTAAGACTTGAACCGCTTGGTTAGTAACGTTTCCTGTAGCAGAAGCAGTAGGGCCAGCAATGTTAGTATTACTAGGATTTGTTTCAGCCAACACAGGCGATACATACAGACTTATTGCGTAAAGACAGATATAGAGTTTGTTGTAGACTTTTGTTCGGTAGTTCGATCTATCCATGTTTCTTTAGCCACTCCACGTCCTAGATAAGTTTCACTGAACTGGAATGGAGCACCTTGATTCATAATGGTATAGTTTGATCCTGGAGCGGGAGTACCAGGAATATTGATATTAGTTCCAGTCACAGTGTATGATGTGCCAGTTGTATATTCAACTTGGCGAATAGTTTCTATTATTTTTGTAGTAGTTTCTGTCGTTGCAGTGATAGTTCCTCTAGTAAAATTAGGAACTACAGATTCAGCGTATGCGGGAGTACAAATGACTCCCGCTGCCAAAAGCAAAACGGGAGTTATGTGTCTCATTTGAATACGCTCAATTCAATACTACGTTGTGCTGTGGCGCTTGTTCCAGCGCCACCAGCAGTCACAGTAGGGACTGATGTGTTAGAAAGAGTACCAGCAAGGCTTCCAGCAGCACCAGCAGCAGTAGAGGTAATATTTCCATAAGGAGCAATAGCGCCAGTTGATACGGATGCAGGTGTAGTATCTGCTTCAATCAAACTTTCTGAGAAAGTGAATGCCTGTCCAGCAGTGTTAATTGAATATGTACCAGCACCACCTACACCACCAAATGTAGATGACTGAATATTTGTACCTGAAACGGAGTATTGTCCTCCGACTCTGATTGCTTGTGAAGCAGCAGCGTCAACCTTAAGTTGTACAGAGTCAGTGATTTTTGATGTAATTTCAGCGGCACTTACAGGAGAAATTAAGAATAACGAAAAGATGAAAGCTAATCTTTTCATTTCTTTTACGGCGTATATCTACTGTATTTAGAAAAAAATTTTTGTTCAGGGCTTGACAGTTTCAAGAAACCGTAGTATTATAAATAGGTAAACAAATGTTACGAAACACAAAGTTTTCTTAACATTGTTAAACTCCCACTAACCGAGACCTATGGGGAGTATAAATTACGTCTCTCATATCTGCGATGGAGGGTGTCGCAGAGCATAACTGTAACTGTTCGTCCCCCCGAACTTTTTCTAACTCTCTTAACAAAAAATGACTGCTTCAATTTCAGTAAAACAACAAGAAAATCTTTGGGAAAAGTATATCAACTGGGTTACTTCCACTGATAATCGTATATACATCGGCAATTTTGGAACCTTGATGATTCCAACATTACTTGCTGCAACTACTTGCTTCATCATCGCATTCATCGGTGCTCCCCCAGTGGACATCGATGGAATCCGTGAACCAGTCGCTGGTTCTCTTCTATACGGAAACAACATCATCTCTGGTGCTGTGATTCCGTCTTCCAATGCGATTGGACTTCACTTCTATCCCATCTGGGAAGCTGCCTCTCTGGATGAGTGGCTTTACAACGGTGGACCTTTCCAACTGGTAGTCTTCCACTTCCTCATCGGCATCTATGCCTATATGGGACGTGAGTGGGAACTTTCTTACAGACTTGGGATGCGTCCTTGGATCTGTGTTGCTTACTCTGCACCTGTTGCCGCTGCTTCTGCAGTGTTCCTGGTGTATCCTTTCGGACAAGGTTCTTTCTCTGATGCGATGCCCCTGGGTATCTCTGGTACGTTCAACTACATGCTTGTGTTCCAGGCAGAACATAACATCCTGATGCACCCCTTCCATATGCTTGGAGTTGCTGGCGTCTTCGGTGGTTCTCTGTTCAGTGCTATGCACGGTTCTCTGGTTACTTCTTCGTTGGTTCGTGAAACCACCGAGAATGAGTCGCAGAACTATGGTTACAAGTTCGGACAAGAAGAAGAGACTTATAACATTGTTGCCGCTCACGGTTATTTCGGACGCCTTATTTTCCAATACGCATCGTTCAATAACTCACGTTCGCTGCACTTCTTCCTTGCTGCTTGGCCTGTTGTAGGTATCTGGTTCACTGCTCTTGGTGTAAGCACCATGGCATTCAACCTCAACGGTTTCAACTTCAACCAATCTATCGTTGATAGTCAGGGTAAAGTAATCAACACCTGGGCTGATGTACTGAACCGTGCTGGTCTTGGCATGGAAGTGATGCATGAACGTAACGCCCACAATTTTCCGTTGGACCTTGCTGCTGCTGAGGCAACTCCTGTTGCTCTCATTGCACCTGCAATTGGTTGATATCAACCAAACCTGTGGGGTTTTAGGACCCCACTTTTTTTCCTTTCTAATGTAAAGTTTTATTATGGATCACACAATCGTTGAAATTCTTGTTGGTTATGTTGTTGCAGGAGCACTCATTATTGGGGCACCAGCAATCTTCTTTCTGATCGTATTCATGCCGTCTCTGATGAACACCAAAGGTGCTGTTGTCGGATACAAACTTCACCGTGACTATGGTGACACTTCCATCTACTCTAAGGTAAAGTAATGTTCACTAGTTTATTCGCAGTATTATTTGTTGTGTTACAATTTGTCCAAGTACCTCAATGGGATAATGACTGGAAAAAATGTTCGGTTGCCGTACCTGACACTGCTTGTCATTGGTACATCGTCAATCCTGATAACACTTTTGGTAAAGGATTTAGTTGGATTACTGCACCCGTCTACGACGTTGCAGCAGTCTACGACATTGGAAAAACTCATGATCTCACCGTCGCAAATGGATTCCAAACGACTGTTGAGATGATGAATTCTACAACTACTATCAAATATGGAGATGACTATTAATGGTTTCCTCAACACTTTCTCAACCTATTTCACAACGGGGGTGGTTCGATGTTCTCGACGACTGGCTTAAGAGAGATCGTTTCGTTTTTGTTGGTTGGTCTGGACTACTTCTTTTTCCCACAGCTTATCTTGCTCTTGGTGGTTGGCTTACTGGGACAACTTTCGTTACGAGTTGGTAC